GCTATTCACCCTTTAAAGGAGAAAAGCACGCCTCTCTCCCTCAGATCAATGGAATATAGGGGTTATCAGCCCCATATATGCCGGAATTGATCGCCATGCCTTTCGGATATTACTATCCCGGAGGGCAATCCGTTCAGTTGAATCGGAGATCAACCTAGCCGTGAGGCGAGATTGACCTTCGATGCTCCAGTCACGTGTCTTCTGAATTGAGACAGGTGTCCGCGCTTCCAAGCGTTGGTAGTCCTTATTAAACCTATACGGAACGTCATTGATAGATGATGCTTCCGCATAAGCAAAATTCGGGACGTCAACAGCTTCGCCGTGTAAATGGCGGAGCAAGGAAGGGTTTATTTGCATGACGGGATAGATTTCTCTAGCCCAATCAAACAAACACGCGGCCGTATTGTTATAACCCCTAAGGAAAAACTTCCTCTGGAGATTTAGCAGCACGGGGTATTGACTTAACTTCCTCTGTGCACTATAATGATAATGTTTGTTACGTATTATGGTAACATCTTCATCATTATACCACTCACCACCGCACGACTCTCTGAAGGGAGTCTCATAACATGTTTTAGACATGTTAGGACGACAACCAACGGATTGAAGTGTACCGATGAGTGTTTGAAGACATTGATCGTTGGGAATGATAATATCATCCCCGAAGACCGATACTTCATTAGCACAACTGCGAAAGCTTTCGCTACCGCGAGTGAGCTTCACGGACGCAACTGCCAGCGACCAAAACACAAGTGTTTCGATCGGAAAGCAGATTGCGCTACCCATGGGAGCAAATGCAACCAAGCGTTCGTTATCGTGGCCGGGAAACCGGACATAATCACTACGCAAGGAGAAGAGAAGTCTACGGAGATGCGGTACCCCTGAAAAGAGGTGCCATACCAACGTAGCAGATAGCGTGTCAGATGCGGATGATAAGTCCACAGTTGCCATGTTATCACGATTAGCAGTGGAAGCCCTAGTGCGATTAAGAGTTTGATCTCTCAGTCGTATCGAGCGCCACAGTAAAGGTTCTTTCTCAAAATGTTGCATTAATCGCTTTAACATCCCTTGTTGAAGATACTGCATAGCAGTAGGTTCAATGGATATTAAACGAGGGCCACGAAAGTCCTTAGGAACAAGACACCCCTTGGTCACCATTGGTGACATAAGAGGGATGGGCTTGCTCTGCAGGGTCATTCGTATGTTCGCAGTACCATATAGGAGAAAAGGGAACCACTTCTCGGCTTTTTTAGGCCACGAAGAAAATTCCCACTTCTCGTCACGTTCGTATCCTTCAGCCGTCGCACCCGGTCCATGACCAGGTGTGAATGGCTGGAGAGGAAAACGAGACATCACGATTGAGATAAGCTTAGTAGCTATCTCTATCACTGGGTGGTCAGTCTGTATTCGAACGCTGCGAAGCGCTCGCTGTCCAGACTTAAACTCATTGATAAAGGCAGTGTTTATCTTTTCTGGCAAAGCGCATTCGCGCTTCGCATCGAAAAGAAGAAACTGCCGCAAATCGCGTATGGTTGTTAGAGAAGCATTAATCTTAAGTCGACCACATTGATCAAATATTCCTGCAAAACAGGAATATAAGAAACGTGGCAAACGGGTATTCTTAACCAAGCGAAATGACGTAGGACAATTAAATGTCCCACAAACTAGACCTTGGTCCAGGGCACGTCCCAGAAGGGGAAGTGTTACCTGAGTAAAGCTAGCGCCTTCAGAAGATAGCCTATCAGCTATAACCTGAAGATCATTTAACTGGAAAGGAGTACCGTGATTAATACCGTCAAGCAACATTGCACGACGGAGCGCGCAAAAGCGCACTTGGAACGACTTATGGTTTCCCATCTTTGGGTTTCCTCCAAGCCTTCCATGTGCTGAATTACTGACTCGCAGTGTAGATAAACCAAGCCGTGCTAAGCACGGACAGGATTATACGGGCCGTCGACATGGAAATCACCCGAAGGGGTGTCTCCAAGAACGAAGGTATCCGTAAAACCGTGGTTCATCAAACACATCGTGAGAGCGATAAGATCCTTGACATTTGTCGTGGATACAGTCGTATCACGAGGTACCTTAATGACTAATCCGACAGAGGCGACAACACTGGCGCCCGTAGTCGAATTAATCTTCTCCTGACGAAGAGTCAAGAGATGGGTATCGGTCCCCAATGCCCCAGTAGGTTTCATCTGGTGGTCAATGTCAATAAAACGTCGATCAGTGATGACGTTATTGGCACCCGACCACCGAGATTTGAAGCCAGTGAGAGATTGGCGATTAAAGACGAGATCAGTCGTGCCATCGTTGAAAGTGGCAGTGATTGATTCAGCAGACATGGAGGACTCCACGAAAGCGGCGGCCAACGTGCCGTCGCGGTGATGCTTCTAATGATTAGAGCAGTCGCTGTAGAATAAGCGATGCACCGGTCACTATTTGGAAAGAATTGAATCCAGAGAAGCTGACAGGACTCAAATCACTAGGAACCTCAAGAGACCGTAGATAATTCGAGGTGGTGATATCACCGACCTTGAAAGGGGCCGTCGGGTTAACTAACACAGAGCTACCGGAAAAAGGTAACGCTCCAGGTACAATAAGTACATTGGAGATCGTTTCCGTTTTCTCAGAGCATGTGAAGCACCTGAACTCGCTGAATGGTCCACCTGAATTCTCACGTGTGAAGTAATTTATCACATGTTTGGTATTCAGAAACCAGTCGACGACGAAAGAGAAAGGAATAAGTTCCCAAGCCAATCCCAAAATCCGATCAACTCCAAAATATTGGAGGTAAGCGGACCAGATATTGGTAAAGTTCATATCCTTTCTCACACGAGCCCAGCAACCCATAGTAGCAATACGCCGGTGACTATCCGTTTGTAAACGAACGGCCATGGATCCGGAGTATGGAGGCTGTGGAATGCTGTCTACGATTGAAGCGTCGGAGACGCTACGTACCCTAACGGGAACGAACCTTCCTACATGCGACCTAAGATAATTCATTCTGCCAGTAACTGCACGATGTGCAGCTAAGGCATCACGGATATCGTTGATCGCAGGCCTGACGCCAAAGGCGCCAAGCAAAGTTTGGTCCGCTCCGAATTTGGACACGTGGTGAACGACGTCACCAAGTGAAGTATACTTATTGATGCGCATCCCAATCTTGGGAATAGCCTTGATAAAATTCTTGATCGCAGATGAAGGGTTGAGAACAAGTTTAAATGCATCCAAAAAGATGTCATTTTCAATTATGTCCTCACCAATCATAAACGCAGCAGGAATAAACGCTTGACAAGCGTTTGTATACTTATCATAGAGGGTCACCCAATCTGTAGATGCTAACCCACCGACCGAACTTATGGACGAGACAGAATCAACAGTGTTGATAAAGTCGTCGCCCGAGGTCGGGTATGAGAAGGCGTCTACTAGAAGAGAGAAACCATCTGTGTTCCAAGTGAGATATCCGGTCTGAGATGCCAAATGGTGGTCCTCGAAATTAAGAACCATGTCAGAAACAGGTCGAAACCTATGAATGGCATGATTACAAAAATGCGGGGCGCGAGGAAACTCGCGAGGATTTCTAATTGGTTTGACGTGGAAACTGAGCTTATGGGCAGCACTGGCCTTCTGTTGAAGGCGAGAGCGAAACCTATCTACTTGGCTCCTATAGTCATTCCATTTAGAAGATACCACATCGACAATAACGGATGTTCCAAAAGATGTTGGACCGACGTCGTAAGCATCGCGAGCATGAATATGACTAATAATGTCATATGGTGCAGACGTGCTACGGACGAGAAGTTCAGCATCGACTAGAACATTCCGAGTCAATGCATCATTTAAAGACCGAGATCTCATTTCGGGTACTCCTTGTTCCGAGTGGGGCCACCTTGCTAGGGGTGGC